TAGGAGATACAGCTTATGAAGTAAGTATTGACGGACTGATTAAAGAACCCACTGTTGAGTACACCGTAGACCCAAACACAGACACGTTAACTATCATTCCTAACATGACGGGAGGTGAAGACATAGTTGTTATTCAACGTGGGTTTGGCGTGGCAATTACAGGTACGGTAGGTACGAACTCTTTAGTGGACGGCAGCGTTACGAATCCTAAGTTAGCAGCAGGTGTTGTTACAGCTGATAAGATAAGTACGATAGATACTAAGTTTAATGTACAGTCAGACGGTAAAGTAGGCATTGGTACTGCGAGTCCTGCTGGCGGTGACATTTCTGGAAAAGCTTTAGAGATTAAGGATTCAGTCGCATCAATCCTCAGATTAAACCGAGTAACGGGTCAGGGTGTAACAACTCAAGACTTCTCTTTATATGCAGGGTCTCAAGCATTTGTGATTCACGATAATAAAGACAGCGAAGCTAGATTAATCATTAAGGGCGACAACGTAGGTATTGGTAATGAGCTTCCTGCATATTCACTAGATGTAACTGGCGATTTAAACATAACAGGTGACTACAAAGTAAACGGTACGAACTTACAGACTGTACCTACAGGAACTGTGTCTGCTTTTGCTGGAAGTACTGCTCCTACTGGTTACGCTTTGTGTGACGGTAGTGCTGTGAACAGAACGTCTCAAGCTGCTTTGTTTGGTGTCATAGGTACGACTTATGGGGCAGGTGATGGTTCTACTACTTTCAATCTTCCCGACCTAAAAGGACGAGTTGTTGCTGGTATGGGTGAGAGTTTATTAGGTGCAACTCCTGATACACTTGGTGAAGATAATGGTCTTATTGCTAATACGAAGACACACACCCTGACCGAAGCAGAGATGCCTAGTCACCAGCATAAAACTGACGGTACTGATAGCGGTGACAATCATGCGGTTAGAAGAGGAGCTGATGCTATAATTGATGGTACATCCCAATCAGTAAGTGCCGATGACGCTTATTATAAATCAGGAAGCTTAACTGGTACAGCAGGTTCGGGACAAGCACACAACAATGTTCAGCCTACCATCATCCTTAACTACATTATTAAAACTTGATCGATGATCGACTCCTTCTCTAGCCTTATCAACACCGCATTCGTCATAGGTCTTGGCGTTATAGGGTGGATTGTTAAACGAGTTATAGAACGATTAGACATCGGAGATAAACGACTTACTAAGATAGAGGTAGAGCTTGCTACTCAACGAGAACGAGACGCTGCCGTGGAAAATAGAATAGGTAAAGTAGAGACTGCCATCCATGAGATGCACAACAAACTTGACCGTATGATGGAGATATTAGTTAAACGATAATGAGCTTATATAAAAACATAAATAAACGTAAGAGCTTAGGCATTAGCCGTAGCAAGAAGAAGTCAACGATCACACCAAAGGCTTACGCTAATATGAAGCGTGGGTTTAAGAAGAAGTAACAATGCCTAAGTCTGTTTCACTATCCATTGGCAGAGGTGAGAAGTCACGTAAGGGTGGGCTGACTGCAAAGGGAAGAGCTAAGTACAATCGTGCTACTGGTTCTAAGCTACAAGCTCCTGTAACAGAAAGTAATCCAACAGGTGAGAGAAAGAAACGGCAAGAGAACTTTTGTCGCAGGTTTAAAGGTATGCAGGGACCTATGAAGAAACCTAATGGTAAACCTACTCGTAAAGCTTTAGCGTTAAAACGTTGGAGTTGTTAACACATGGCTAGACCGTACAGAAAACCTCGTGTTGTTAGACCGAGTCCATTAATAGCTCAATACAATACACTTGGTGCGGTTGCTGTGGGAAGTGCGAAGGAAGCGGTAACTACAGCAACGGCTGCTAAAGTAGTGACAGATTCTATTACATCTGACCCTGACATCATAGGTGTTAGTGGCGGCGACGCTGCATTAAGTGACCCACAGATTGATTCTTTAGGAGCAACTGCTAGTGATAACTTAGATGTTTACAACGGAGGAGGAGCATAACAAATGGCTACATTTAGTAAAAGAATACAACTTAGAAACGATTCCGCCAGTAACTGGGCATCAGCCAACCCTGTTCTTTTAGAGGGGGAAGTAGGAATCGAGATCGACTCTGCTCGCAACAGACTTAAGATAGGTGACGGGACGACCGCTTGGAACGATTTGCCTTACTTCTTAGACGCTCGTGAAGAAGAGGTTGGAGATTACGATGATTTCTTGACTGCTTTAACTACTCCGTAATTACAGTAATAACAACGAAACATGAGTAGTTTACTTACACAGTTAGGTCAGAAGGTTAAAGCCAAGCTTGATAACAAGTTTGATAAGTCCGGAGGCTTGATTAGTGGTTCGGTAAATATATCACAATCTCTGCAAATAGGATCATATCTTACATCTAGTTTACCGGAGCCAGGAACGTCAGGACGTTTAATATACGTTACTGATGGTGACGGAAATGGCGGTCCTTGTATAGCCGTTGACGACGGAGATGAGTGGAAAATAGTAGAGTTAGGTGGTGCGGTTCCTACTGCTACTCATATACTTGCGGAAGACGGAGACAGTTTAACTACTGAGGCTGGAGCTATTTTAATAACCGAGGCTACTTGACAGTTATAACCTGAGCTTATACTCTTTATTCACATTCATTAACCTCAAAAGAAAGTATATATATTATGTCTAGTTTGCTTACCCAGTTGGGTCAAAAAACAAAAGTAGAGCTTGATAAGAAGCTCGCCCTCGCAGGTGGAACCATGACTGGGGCTTTGACCCTTAGTGGTGCTCCAACTGCTTCCCTCCACGCCGCTACTAAAGCTTATGTTGATAGTGCTGCTGATACTTCAGCTCTGCAAACAGAACTTGACGCTACTCAAGCTGGTGCTGGTCTTGGTGCTAACGGTGCTTACACAGCTAATGGTTCTGCCAACTACATCAGTTCGGTAACAACTCTTCAAGCTGCTGATAACGCCCTTGATACTCAGATTAAAGCCAATGCTGACGCTATCGCTTCTAACGACAGTGATATCTCCACCTTACAATCTAACGTAAGCAGCAATGACTCGGACATCGCCACCCTTCAATCGAACGTAAGCTCAAACGACAGCGACATCGCTACTCTTCAGTCTAACGTTTCTTCGAATGATAGTGACATCGCTTCCTTACAGTCCGATGTATCCGCTAACACTTCTGCTATCAGCAGCAACGACAGCGACATCTCTGCTCTGCAAACTAAAGCTGGTTCCCTTGCTACTGACGGTAACTCTGCTTCATTCAGTGGTGACATCTCAGCTGCTAACGCTGTATTCTCCGGTAACTTAACAGTACAAGGAACAACTACTTCCGTACAGACCACCAACATCGATGTTTCTGACTCGTTGATGAATCTGTCTAAAGGTGCTGCTTCTGGTGCTAACGCTTCTAATGACGGTGGTTTCATCGTTGAGCGTGGTTCTTCCGAAAGCAATGTTGCATTCATCTGGGACGAAGGAGACGACAAGTTCAAAGTTCTTTCTACCTCCGCAACTGCTGCTTCTTCCGACATCTCCGGAACTGACGGTTCGGCTGCTCTTGCTGATCTTGACGCTAATCTCTACCACAACGGTACAGAGTTAGGAACAGTCGCTGAGTTTGAATCTGCTCTTACCTAATAAGAGTTTATAACTCATCATCCATTAAGGGGCGGTTCTTAGGAGCCGCCTCTTTTTGTTTACAAAGATAACAAGCTTTATTACTATAACAATATGCTCAGTCATAAAGAGGGAAGTAAACTGCACGACAAGATTGCAGACGCATATAGGAACAGTATAGATATGATGGACGAACACGGAGAGTACAACGCTGCTCTACTTAACGGTGCTCGTCAGTTCCTGAAGGATAACAATGTTACTATGGACAGTGGCTTAGGTACACCCTTACAAGCGTTAAACAGTCAGATAGAAGCGTTACCATTTGAAGAAGAACAACATCGAGATACCACCCAAGCTCAAGGACTTTAGAAACTTTCTATACCTAGTTTGGAAACACCTTAATCTGCCTGATCCCACACCGCTTCAGTACGACATCGCTGAGTACCTGCAACACGGTCCAAAGCGGTCTGTTATAATGGCGTTCCGTGGTGTCGGTAAGAGTTGGATAACAAGTGCTTTTGTAGTACATCAGTTGCTGCTAGACCCGTCTAAGAACATACTTGTTGTATCAGCATCTAAGAATAGATCAGATGACTTCTCTACATTTACCTTGCGAATCATTCAAGAGATTCCCATTTTACAAGGATTAAAGCCGTCAGAGAACCAACGATTCAGTAAGATAGCTTTTGATGTAGGACC